AAATCGGTAAGTATTATGTGCCACCTAAGTATGTCGAGAAAGACACCGATATGCTTGAGCTTCAGTCTTATTTAATTCACGACCCAGCCCGTCTTAACAGGGTTTATTGGACAGAAAAAGCGTTATTAGTGCTAAGTCTGTTTGTCGTTATGGTTATATTCCTCAAGAGCTAGTTTCCTAGACTCCTCTACCCGATTAAGCCAGCCTTTAATAAAGCGAGCTTGGTCGGGTTTTCTTGCAACTATGCCTTGATAGAAGTCTGCCCTAGCGTCTGAGAACTTTGTAATAAGGTTTTTAGGCTCTGCATCGTTAATTGCTGCCATAGTCTTAGGCCCGATAACTCCATCACTAACGCATCCGATTGCCGATTGAAGCGTCTTAACTGCTCGCCCTGTTCCTGCATTAACGGCAAAATCAAAGACCACATAATCTAATCCTTTCGGTAGGACTTCACAATAACTAGGATTCCAATACTTTAGTTTATACATTGAGCCGACTTTTTCAGGAGTCAAGGCTCGCATATCCGCTTCGGATACAGGATGCCCCACAAATTCTTCCCAAACACGCTTAGTAACGCCTAGGTTCGTCATACCGCCTGAGTCTAGGGCATCGTTAACAAAACCGCCTTCGTGCTTTAGGATGCGTTTTAAACACTCCTCAAATCTCATTTTTTCAGGTTTGCCATAATGCGACTACCAAATAAGAATCCAAAGGCGATGTTGGCAGCTTCCAAACCAATATTTTTTACAAAAAAATCAACTGATAAAAACAAAGTAGAAAGCCCTGCAATAATTACAATTAAAGCCCCAATGTAGCGAGATGACGCTCTTAAGTCTATAACCCATTGGCTAGGTTGACCAAACGGGTTATCGAGCTTGGCAAGGGCTTCTAAACGGGCAATTTCGCTGTTATCAAGCTGAATCTGCTCGGCAATAGTGGTTGGGCGAACTCCACCATTAAAACGCCCTATAAGCTGTTTAATGCCTTCTACGCCTACTGGAACTAATGCCCCGATGATAGTTTCTATAATCACTTAGGTAGCGACCATCCATGAGTAGATAGGTAGGCATAACCTAGACCACCGACAAAGACATAAAACAATGTTCTTAGTGAGAACCAACCAAATTGGCTTACTTTCTCATTTAACCATTCTTTAATGGCTTCTTTAACAATTTGTTTTTCAATTTCGTTAGCCATCATTACACCTTTTTTGTTCGGCTCTGCGACTTTTTTGCAACAGTTTTCCGTTTAGTCGCAACTTTTTTAACGGGTTTTGAACTTTCCCAATCATGGAGAAAAGTAAGCCAATGTACCTTTTTGGTGTAGCCCATCTTATCAAAAACCCAGTCAATTATGAACATAATATTTACTCGTAAAGAATGTTGATTGTTCCAGCATTGAAAGTATCTGAACCAGTTGTAGTGATGCGTACTCGGTCTAATGTTCCACCAAGAGCAATATTTCCAGCACTTCCTTGACCTGAATTACTAGCTGTTGGCATTAATACGCTACTTTCAACCCATGTATTTGAAGTTAGGTTTGTAATGACAATGTGACCATTATAAGATGCTGAAGCTACATTGGCTTGTGTCAAAATAAAGCCCGCTGTGCTTGTTGCTACAGCATTTGCATAAGAACTAGCATTTCCTACATAGCCACTCGTTGTTACACTTCCAGCACCAATTTGTATTAAAAAACTAGATGTTCCGTTGGTACTAACCCCATTAAACATTACAGTAATCCGCTTTACCCAACTAGGGATGCTAGTAAAGTCTATTGAAGTTCCGCTAGTAGATGCTTGTGCGGTCATGCTAGTAATAATGCTACCGCTTGGTGTGCCAGCGAAAGTAGGGCTAGTTAAAGTAGGTGTTGTTAATGAAGCACTCGTTAGGTTGGGACTATCGCCTGATATAGTGATTGCCATAATTAAACCTCTATTTGTTTTAACTGCTCAAGCGTTGTGGCTTGGTCAGCTAGTTGGGTAATATCTCTTAGCCGTTGTTTCTCAGCTACGATAGCGGTGGTGTCTGCACCCGACTCTAACGCTCGTTGAAACGCTACATCTTGGGCTTGTAATAAAGGTGTACGCTCTGCTCTTAGGCGGTCTTTAGTAATCGCTTTGGCTTTGTCAAAGTTAATGGTAATCATTCTTGGTACTCCCATGCGTTACGGAATGTTCTATCCGATGGAATGTCGCTACCATCTACAATCTTGTATGGTTTGCCTTGTGGTACATCCTTTGCGGCAATTTCTTCAATGGTTAAACCACACTCAGGTGCGGGAGTAAGAACAACTACACCACCATTATCGTTTGGGTAAATTATTAATTTGGTCATATATTTCTCCTAATTAGCGGAAGATGGCAACATTAACATCAAACGGGTCAAAGTTACTAGCTATTGGATTGCGAACTGCAAAACGAACCTGAGTAGTTGACTTTAATGAATATGAGGTGTTTGTAGTAGTAGATACCCCAAAAAACTGAGAAAAAGTAGAACTGTCTTGAATGTTTTGAGATGAAAGAACACAATAATTAGCATCAGGCATTGCGGGAAAGTTAACTGTGTAGTCACCAGTACCATTATCAGCAACACTCGTTACATTACCACTAGCACGAATGGTACAAAACCCACCAGTATTTGTTGTTCCATCAAAGTTAACCCATGCACGACAGCCGTATGCTACTGCACTAGAGCCATAGCCTGAGTTAAATGATAAATTACCGCTAACAGACTGTGTGCCAGTTACAGATGCCCCAGTAGAGGTAACACCTAAAACAGTAGTGCCGTTACTTTGTATATTAAGAGAACCGCTTAAATCAGCACTTTGAACCAGCCCTGTGGTTGTACTCGCATTTAGTGTGACAGCCATTATGCTACTCCTTTCAATGCGTCAATCTGCTCTTGCAGTTTAGCAATCTGTTTTTCTTTGGTAGGTTGACTAGCAAGCCATTCTGCGTAATTTGCTTGTGCCTGTGCTACTTCTTCCGCAGTTAGTTCAATAACTTGACGCTCACCAGTAATCACATCAATCTCTATTCTATTCATGATTTACTCGTACAAAATGTTAATTGTGCCAGCATCAAAAGTGTCTGTGCCGTTGATTGTAGTAATGCGAATTCGGTCTAAAGTTCCTGAAAGTGTTTTAGAACCAGCACCAATAATTGCAAATAACTGTGCCCCCTGAGTTAAGGAAGCAGTATTAGATTGAACCCATGTATTTGATGAAATAATTGTTAATACATTTGTCCCTGTATAAATATTAGTTCCAATACCAGCCCCTGCTGGAACAATTACATAGCCTGTCGTTGCTGAAGAAGCTCCAGTACCAGCCCCTGTGTAAGCAGCATTTGATGTATATGATGTTGCATCAACACTTCCAGCACCAATTTGCAAAATCCATCCACTTGTTCCACTAGTAGAAACACCATCAAACATCACAGTAATTCGCTTTACCCAACTAGGAATACTAGTAAAGTCAATGCTTGTTCCGCTTGTAGAAGCTACGGCAGTACCGCTTATTACAGTTCCGCCCTCAATAGTTTTATTTGTAAGCGTTTGAGTAGCTGAATCCACAACAACATTTCCGCTTGTGGCTGGTAAGGTTAATACAGTAGTACCAGCAACGGCTGGTTCTTGTAATGTAACGCTACCTGATGTTGAACCTTGTAATATAAGACTCATAGAATTACCCACCTTTGTCCACTTGGTACTGTTACAGTTACACCGCTATTAATCGTAATTGGCCCAACAGACATAGCATTTTTGTTAGTGCTTAATGTGTAGTTAGCCGTTACAGTTACACCATTCTCTACAAATACTTGGTCACCACCCGCACCTGTTGCACCACCACCAATTTGTGCCCAATTACCATATACATATGAACCCATTACAGTAGCGTTACCGCTTGGTGTAGATAGCATTGTATAAGTAAAGGTTGTTGTTCCCGTAACTGTAATAACAAATGTTCCACTATAGGCGGCAGGGGTAGTACCCGTAATAAATACAGTATTTCCCGTATTTAAACCATGAGCCGTTGCAGTTGTTAAGGTAGCTGTAGTTGTAACAAATGTAATGGTGCTAATTGTTGCACCTGTGTACGATGTATAACCCTCGTATGAATTTAAAGTAGAGTTAAAACGAATCATTCCGCTAACTGGTGTTGCAGAGCGTTGACCAGTTGTTCCATTAGGAATTTTTAATTGCCCTGTACCGCTCATTGTGGTATCGCCCACTACTGTTAAGGTAGTAGAACAAACCACCGCACCACCAAAAGTAGGGGTGTTAAATTGGGTAAAATTAATTCCATCACCACTAATTGTTCCAGTAGCAAGGTTTGTTACCTTGTTGCTGTTCATATCTAAAGCACCCGTCATTGGGGTCTGACCATCTGCGGCAACCGAGTCAGTTAAAGCAGCCGCCAAGTCAGTCATGGTGGTATTAGCCCATGTACTAGCAATGGTTGTGCCTGTAACTACGGGATTACCCGCAGGTAAAGAATATGTGCCTGACCCGTTTCTACTCATTTTTAATTCCTTTTTTCAATTCTTCAGCCATTTTACTAGGCGAATAATTTATGGATTCTTTAACTTTTTTACTAATTTCACGCTGTTTTAGTTTTTCAAAACTGTAATCAGCTAATTGACCAACACCAAAAGGTAATTTAGATAAAAAGCCACTTCCATAATTGTCCAAAGCACGAATAATTGCACTAGCAGTATTGGAATAGTTTGCAGCACCTTTTAATGGAGCATTAACCATAATGGTTGTTTCCATTAAATCACGAATCTCTTGTGCCCCTTTTTTGCCAAACAAATAGTCAAGTTTGCCGTCTTGGTCTAATTCTCTAACAGCAGTTTTAAATTGGGCTGGGCTAACTACGGGGTTGCCATACATATCGGTATCAATAGACTTTGTTACTTTGTCTTTTAAATATTCAATAGTTTGACCTTGTAATTCTTTAAATGCTTGTTGACCTTGTGGCCCACCTTTTTTAAGGGCAAACCCTAAATTTTTAACATCATCTAACGAACCATTAATAATAGACTTTTGAAATACATCCTCAAAAGCTACCAATCGGTCAGTAGAGTTAGGTTTTGTATCTAATAATTTACTAATTGCCCCAATGTTTTCAAATTGACGGCTGTAGCTTTGGCGTAAATTTCTAGCTTTTTGGTATAAATCACCACCTTTACCTTCGGTTGCCACATCAATTTTGTCTTTAATTTGCCGACCAAAATATTGATTTTGTGGCTCGTACCCAGCCAATCTATTAATCATTTTTCTGACTTCTTCTAAATCATTAATAGATACTTGATTATTTTTAGCCAAGTTATTTAGTTTTACTCTTGCACTTTGAATAATTGGTGCGTTAATTTCTTCAGCTTCAAGACTGTTTACATACTTAACAACATCAGAAACATCAATCATTTCGCTTGTTTGTCCAGCGTCTTTTGCTGTTTTGTAAGCATCTCTAAAAGATTTTTTAGCTGTTTTGGCTTGGTTTGAAAGAGCTTCTGTGACAACTTTGCCAGTTGGGTTTAGACCAAATGTTTCTTTGCCTGTTGCATCAATATAAGTATCAAAGTTTTGCAAAATAGCATCATTGCGGTCTGCTTGAGCTTTAATTAAAGGTTTTCCTACTGTTTCAGGAAAGTTTTTAGCAGTTTCAATCTCAAATTGTTGTTGAGCCAAATCACGAGTTGCTTGACCTTTGCTTGGATATACAGGCACACGCAACTGAGTTGCCATTTGGGTTCTTGTGACAGCTTCAGGTGTTTCTGCTGCACCAACACCCGACAGAGTTGGTTGTGGTTGACGCAAGGCTTGAGCAATTCTTGGCCCTGCTTCTTGCACAGTTTGACCCATTTGGCGAACTTGTGGGGGTGTTGCTTGCACCATGCGGGCATAGCTAGGCAACATACCTGTAGGCAATACTGGGGGCAGTTTTGATGCTTCAAACGCACCGCCAATGCTTTGCAATATGTCTTGGCTTACAGGGCTTGTAGGTTGATATTGAAAACGCTGAGCAAATTCAGGGCTGTCAACACGCTTGCTAGTGCCTTGTCGTATGTTTTCTATAGCACCTGCACCAACACCTAAAAATGGTGCAGCAGCCCCCGTTACCATAGTTGCGGGTACTTCATACAATGATTTAACATAATCCATCATTGTGCGTTTTTGCTCAATTACAGGTGGATTTGGTACTTGACCAGCAACAGTTGGCACATCAGAAGTAATGATGTTTCCACCAACATTTTGCAAATAAAGTTGTGGGTCAAACCCTTTTGCTACAGATGTAACAGGAGTTTGTGATGCTTTGGTTGCAAGATATTTTTGGGTGTCAAAAGCCATTATTCAATTCCCAATACTTTTTTAATTGCAGGGGTATCTTTATGGTTAGGATTTCTTCTTACAAAATCAAACGCTGATTGGTCTTGTGGGTTTAAAGTTTTTCTAAATTCTTGTGGGCTGTAACTTGATTTTTCACCAGTTACCGCTCTACCAATATCTTGAGCTACTGTTGGCAAATAAGGGTTATATCTTCTATTTACAGGGCCAGCAATGTCAATGCTATCCCAATCACCATTAGGGTAGTATTTTTTATTAAGTTCAATCATTGTTTTAACGGCTGCAATTCTTGTGGCGATTGGTTTATTAGCGTTTCCTAAATCACCTGCTGCTGTTCTGTATGATGCTGTGTCTTTATCAGATTGTGGGCCTTCAAATCGTGGTACTTGTGCAGTCAGTCGCTCACCTAATATTTTCAATGTTGCGTCTGATTGTGATGCTTCACCACCATATCCAAATGCTTCGCCAGTAGTAGTTGCAAGATTTGATATAAATCCTGAACTTGGGCGATTTGAACTTAAAACATCAGCAGCAGAACCTAAAATACCAAACGAATCTTTAGCATTGCTAATATTAGTTCTTAATTTTTTGTTAAATTCAACTTGTGCAGCCCTATTGTCTGCTGGTGACATTGATTGGTCATACTCATATTTTGGTAATGTTGCTGGTGTAAATTTAGCATCTGCACTTGCAACAGGTAAAGTAGTTTGACCTACTTGACCACCGCCTTGTGGCATACCGCCTTGAACTGGCATTGTACCGCCTTGTGGCATCATTCCTTGACCGCCACCCAAATTAACGCCAATACCTTTATCAGCCAATTCTGCTGTTCTAATCCGAATGTTTGCTTGCTCGTAAGGAGTCATTTCAGGTTTAACACCGCCCACTCTAAATGAACCTATTGGGTCTAAAGAATTTTCGTCATAAACACCTTGACGAACTTTTCCTGTTTTTTCGTCTGTGTATTCAGCTTTTACCCATTTAGGCTTTTTAAACATTTCCTCAGTTGCAAATCGTTGCAATACTGGGTTGTAAGCAGTAGAACCAAATAAATTAGCAGCTTGTGGGTTAGGTGTTACAGCCGCTACAGGTTCTACTTTTCTATATTGAGATGTAAGTTCGCCTTGTGGCCCAATCATATCGGGGGTTGTTTGCATGGTCAACTTATTGTCAGGGCCGTAAATACCGCCTTCAATAGCTTCTTTGCCACGCAACAAGGTTTGATATTGTTGTGCTTCGTTAGCGTATTGTTGACGCAGTTGTTTAGCTAAATCTAATGCAGTTTTATCGCCTTTTTCAGCAAGTTTAGTACCTGCGTAGGATTGAAATAAAGGTGCTGCGTATTGAAAGAAACTAGGTGCAACATAACGCCCACTTACCATTTGACCTGACGGCATGGATTGACCCTGTTGCATAAGCAACTGAGCCATCTGTTGTTGGCGGTTTAACGCCTGCTGTTGCTGTAGGATTTCAGGGGGTAGATTACTACCGCCTACATTTATCATGGGTACTTGTTGTGCCATATTACATATCGCTTATTATGTCGTTGGGATTCATACCAGCAGAATAGTAGTTCTGTGCAGGTCTTTGGTTATAAGCCGACATTTCTGCATTAGCCATATTCATTCTTTGTTGGTCTTGTTGATTGCGTAGGGCATTAGCCATAGCTAATTGGTTATAACCAGCACCAGCTTGTTTGCCATCAACAGTCATACCCGCTTGATTGGTCAAATTCATGCCTTGTTGCAAAGCCTGTTGTTGCATGGCTTGTTGGGCGGCTATGTTTTGCATATACGGGGATAACCCACCTAAGTCTTGGGTTTGGGGCATTTGTTGAATGTAAGGGTTGTACATATTCATGGTAATAGTCCGTAATCTACGACTTTATAGCCGTCATCTAGGGTTTTAACTGCGTATGGAAATACTTGTTCTACTTCTTGTGCCATTACACCAACATGGACTCCTTCACCTGCTAATGGGTGTGATTTGACCTCATCAACATATTCAAAGCTATATAAGGTCAAGCCGTTAGCCATTACGCCTACAGGTTTAATGTTTTCTTTAAGTCTTACATCTGACATCATCATTGCAGAACCACCTAAACTAAATAAACCTTGATTAAGGTTAGCTTGGGCGGCTTGTTTAGCGTTAAAGTCACCCATTTGGGCGTTATATTTCATTTGTTCTGCACCCAATATGTCAGGGCCAGCAGTCGTAGCTTGTTGAGCAGAATTTACAAATTGTGGGCCTTGTACTTGAGCACCTGTACGCACCGCAGATAGGGTATTTAATGGCTCGTTTCTAAGGTAGGCTTGCTCTTGTAAAGCAGATTGGCGGGCAGTTTGACCAACATTAAATCCTTGAGTTGTGGCAGCAGCCAATAGGTCATTTTCACGCCTTGCTTGTGTCAACATAGCTCTTTGATAGGCTTCAGAGCCAATATCAATTCCACGATTAGCTAAGTCTTGATATAAACTTTCACGACTTTCTTGAATCTGTGGTTGTAGCCGTTGCATATACGCATCTTGATACGACTGACTTGGATTAAACCCTGTGGTTGGTAGTCTGCTTGTATCAAACGGGGTTTCAAGCATATTTTGTACATAGCCTAAACCTTTGTCGGCTAATTGACCTAAACCAATGCTTGTTTTATTTTGATAGTCTAAAAGCTGTTGTTGTTGAGGGCTTAACGACTGTGTAGCGGTATAAGTAGGGTTTCCATAAGGGTCAGCACCAGTAATATCATACTTAAGACTGCCATAGGGCGTGATTTGATTAACCCGATTAGCCGCAGTAGCGACTCGTGCAGCATCAATATTACCTGCCGCAGTTTCAATAGCAGCACCCCTGTAATCAGGGGGTGCAGGGGCACTCGGAGCAGGCCCTAGTCCTAAAAATCCACCACCACCCATACTATTCTCCCTTGTTTAAAGAGCATCGGATGTTAAGAAACCGACACTCCTCTTTTTTCATAGCCATAATTACTAAATCACCACTCATGTGGGCATCAGGTATTTCAGCTACAACCTTAAAGCCCAAATGTCGGTTTAACTTTAGGGCATCTATGTTATCAGCACAGATTTGCCCTAGTATAACGCTAAGTCCAAGTTTATTAAAGGGGTAATCGAATACCGCCCATATAAAATCTTTATTAGCCCAATGCTCACCAACGCTACCAATATGAATCTCACAAGCCTTTGGCATAAAGTTGGTATAACCCGCTACTGCTACTAAATTGCCGTCTTTTAACTGCCCGATACATTGGGTGGTTTCAGGTAAGGGAAAGTTGAGGATTCTGACTAGCCATTCCCCCAAATAGCGTTGATTTTCAGTCGTAACAGTCCTCAAATAACTCCCCCTCGTTCCATTACAAAGTCGGTACTAGCCCAATGAAACTCAATGCCTTGGCTTGCCACATTCATACTAATTGAGCCTGCGTAGCCTATTCCTGTAACGCCTTGCCAAGACTTACTAGTCACTAAACCACCACCCCAGTTAGCGTTATCCCATACATCTAAGTCCCATTCACCAGTAAGTAAGATGGCGGGGTTGAAAGATATTTGGTTAGTTAAATCCACTGTTTCGTAATCGGTGCTTAGACCGCATAAAACAGTCGGTACTCCGTTATCGGTCTGTAGGATAGGGCGTACTAGGGTAAAGCGTTTTTGTTGCCCTCTAGACTCAAAATAAGAGTAGGCTTGCTGTACAAAACCTTTGATGTTTGTGCCTGCATCAGCAAATGAGTCATAAAAACGAGCTACAAAGCCAGTTCCACCAAAATACATATCCTCATCGCTCATTTCCCAACAATTTGCTGAAATATTGGTAAACCTACACCATGACTTCGTAATGTTGTGCATTACATATTGCTCAGTACCGCCTGTTACGGGGACATTGAGAATCAGCATATTGTATTTGGCTAGGTAGTTAATTTGCCAGCCAAAATTGCTTGAATAATTGTCTGTTGCTTGGCTAATAGCGTAGAAAATCTTATCGGTAATATTAACTCTAGGGTCTAAACGGGTCGATTGTAAGCCTGCCGATAGGGGGACTAAGCCTTGCTGGGTCAATAATAGGATGTCACCACCATATTTAAAGACGCATTTACGGGCAAAGGTAGAACCTATGTTCCAAATACCGATTAAAGACCAATCTGTTGGGTCGGATGGGTTAGAACCCTTGTAAACAGCTACTTCTCCGTTACTGGTAACAAATACGGCTAGGTCATCGACCCCGTAACCAGCGTCAATAGTCCAAGTTCCCATTGCTTGTAGGTATCCACCATTTTTAAAGATGCCCCCCAACGGGAATTTAGTGACCGCCCCGTTAATTGAGTCAACAGGTAAATACCAAAAATTAAGCGTGTTTTCTTCTACAAAATACAAACGCTCTTTAAATAAATTTACATACGCAAATGTATTAGAGTTGTTACCTGTAATAAAGTAATTAATCGTGTAAGTGCCTACTGTGCTCGCATTACCGCTTGGGGCAGTCGCCATCGTATAAGTGAGGGTCGAGCCACCCGTTACAGTAATGCGAAAAGTTCCATTAAACTCGGCAGGTATTGCTCCTGCGACTGTTATGGTGTTACCTGTAACAAGATTGTGGGCACTTGCAGTCGTTAGGGTGGCTGTTAGGTTACCCGTTCCACCCCTAGTAATGCTTGAAATAGTCTGAGCCGTTGATGTTGTAGCCGACCTAGACCACCTAGTACCATCATAAACGACCATTGGGTCAACCCCGTTGACAGCAGGCATAAAAGACCCACCCGCAGTCGTAATCATGGAGTGAATCCACTTACCATCGGTGTTTCCTGTAAGACTAGAGGTAGCCGTAGAGGTACTGGCATCATAAATAATCGTAGCTGTAGCAGCAAACAACTTAGTAGTCGTTGGACTAGCGTAACTCATTAGGGATAAAACAGCCCCAGCAATGCCTGTAGAGGTTTTGGTATATCCTTTTCTAAGGGTTACATCAGTAGGCGTAGGAAAGAAGTTGACCATCTGAACCGCATCTAAGGGGTTCATTTCAGCCAAAGAATCCCTAGCGTTCCACCCACCAATAGGGGATGGCAGAGAAGCGGTAACTGCTCGTCTTTGTTGAGCTACCGCCATTATGTTCCGTAGCCTGAATCAGGGATGTTAGCGTAACCAATTAAGACTTTGCTTGGGTATGGTGCAAACGATAAGGTAGCAGAACCTTTGTCGTTGGCTTTAGCAACATTCAAATAGCGGAAATAATCAGCTTGTAGGGCAGTAGTATCAAACCCTTTGATTTGGAAATACTTAAGTTTTGTACCTAAAACCAAGACTGTATCGTCAAATATGGTCGTATCGGTATCTACAGTAAAGCTGTTTTTAACTGCACCAGCAGCACTTCTAGCCCAACCTTTTGAGCGGTATTCAAAGCCTAAATACTCTTGTGTGTTATATGGTGGCCAAATTTGGAACTTATCGCCTAGAATACGCCACCTAATGCGAGGGCCTGTTGAGATATAACCCGACTTAAGCCATTGCCATTGTTGGGCATCTTCAGGGCCAAGCATCTGCCAATGTTTTGTTTTATCCCAATGCGTATTATCCGTAATGGTTTCAAAGTCAGGTGGTAAAGGGTACTTAGTCTGCGAAAAGGTAAAAGTTACGCTGGTATATGTACCACTAGCAAACTGGCTCATTACAATAGTAGATAAGCCTGTGCCTGAGTTGTAAGTTACGCTTGACACATAGGTATCTTGGTTAATGCCTGTGCCTGTAATCGTAAAGTTACTCGTTAAGGCTGTAGCGTCACCTGTAACAATAATGTTATAACTAGCGTTGCTAACTGTACTGCCTGTAAAGGTTTGTGCATCGGTATAAAACCGATACTCCAACTGTAGAGCTTGCCAATCATATTCTTTTACCAAGTCATAGCCTTGACGATTCATTAGGGCTAGAACCTGTTGGACATCCTGATTAGTATTACCCGCCACATAGGTAGGAATAGCAAGGTTTAGCTCGCTAGTGGTCTGCTGAACAAGTTGGAGCATCGTTGATGACATATTAGACTTTCTCTACGACCTTTGGTTTACGAGTTTTTTTCTCACCAACTGCCGCAAGTACAGCCGCCATTTGTTCTTGCATTAGGGCGAGCTTCGCATCAGTTTCAGCCTTTATTTTAGCAGTTTCCTCGTCTTTTTTGGCAAGTTCTTGCTTTAACTTATTAATTTCTTCATCCCGTTTACTAGCGTCTGCGGTTTCGGTAGCAAGGTTTAAATAGCTTTTAGCCTTGTCCCTAAATGAATGAGGTTGCATACCCGCAATCATTCCAATACGCTGTAACTGGTAATCTGAAGCATTAGCAATAGATTCGACTGTATAAAATTTTATACCTTTTAATTCTTGGGCTTGGGATTGACTGATTAAAGTCCATTGTTCTAAAGGTGTGCCCATCATATCGCTACTAGAGTCTTGACTAGCTTGATATTGAAGCCATTGCTTTGGAAAGCGTTGTTTATGGCTATCCCTTGCGTAGGTGTCAATTTCAGTTAGGTTATCCCCAGCAACCATAATGCGTACAAAGTCAAAATCTTTAAATATGGGTCTGCCAGCTTCGCTTGATTCATGTTCTAGTTGAACGGCTCGCTTGTAAAATTTAACTGCCAAGCGTGAATCTGCGTCTTGGTTATCGCTATCTATTGCCATGTAATGCTCCTAAGTGGTTAGGGTTAAAAGAAAAAAGGGCTACCCCGTTAAGAGTAACCCTTTGTTTTTACTACAAAAGTGTATTAAACACTAGCCTTGCTGAACCAACCATAATCGCCTGATGCCATAGAAGCACCTGCTACATATGTTCCTGCACCCAAAGTAACT